ACAAAGCTTTCCGGACGCAAGGTTGCAGTACCGAAATCAACATTAATCACGAAACGAACCACGTTAGCATCTGCCTCTGTGTAGGGGTCGTAGGTGAAGTAAAGATCACCAAACTGACCTGCTACCTGGTAGGTGAAATCACCAAGTGCTACGTTACCATCTCCGACAGCCTCGTGGCAGAATACCGGGAGACCGCAGAGTTTATCATTCTCAATCACCATGATGCCACTACCTGCATCCTTCGGAGTTGCCTCCAATTCTGCCTTAGTAGCTTCTGTCATGATGAAGCACATGCGGCGTGAGGTGTTACCCTTTGCGAGCAGTGCTGCTTTCTCCTTGTTGAACCCCTTAAAGGTAAAGTCGATAGCCTTAGCTGTCTTACCTACGAGCGGACCGGCGATAGCGCAATCATCGGTAACCTTTTCAGGTGAAACAAGGATTGTGTTAATGAGGTCTGCGATTGCGAGTGGCATCTGCTCGCGGATTATGCTCTCCAACTTGCCGTCAGACTGATAGAGAGACTCGCGAGATGCCTCTACTACGATACCAACGCGCTGGGTAACTGCTGCTACCTTGCTGAGGTTAATCTTCTGACCGCCGATTTTCACTGACTCACCTGCTACGGTAGCCTTGAGTGCCTCAACTACAGGCCACTCATATTTGCCACGCAAGCCAACAGGAAGCTGAATGCCTACCTTGTTGTAGATAAGCTCTTCACGCAACGGGCGAACGAAATCTCCTACTGTGAGAGGAATAATGCCACCCTTCTCAGCATCGCCGGTAAGGTTTACGGTCGGCTCTGCTGCCTCTCCGTCACGGAAATACAAGCGTGCACGTGCGCCCACCTTATCGAGTGAGCGGAACACCTCTTTAAGTGTCGGTTTCTTCTCTGCAACGACAGGTGACTGCTCAGAGCGAATCTGCATGCTGAGGATGTCCTGCTCTCTTTCAAGAGCTGCCACCTCGCGCTGCTCATCTTCTGTCATCGCACGATTCTCTGTTTCCATCTGGTTAGCGATGGCGCGGAGTCGGTTAGCGATCTCCGCAAGTCTTTTAAATCTTTTATTCATACGATATTAAAATGTTTAACTATTAAGTTTTTCTTAATACTTGCCGGCGCGTACTCGCAGTGCTGCTGCATCGCGCTTGATATTTGCCGTCTCAAGCGCAAGAGCCTCGGCTCTCATCATCTCCTCGTCTCTCAGCTTAGCACCTACCGACGTGTCTTGATAAGCCGGACGTGGTGTAAGCGTGAAGTCATAGATGCCGAGAATGCGCTTTACGGTGTAGGTTATTTCTCGCTTCCCGTTTACTGTCTTTACCTCTCGCTCTACCGCTCCGCTATCATTTGGATCGATAGTGAATGCGAAGGAGCAGCCGTTTATATCTCCACGCTTCACGTGTTCAAGGGCTGTCTGTCCGTCGGGAGTGTCGGCAGGAGTAAAGGAGAAGTGAACTCCGTCTTCGCTGCGAGTATATTTCAACGAACCCTCTCCGTTGCAACTACGTGCCAGGAGTCGGTTATTGTCGTGATACAGGGTCAGCAGTATATCGGAGCTGTCGAGTAGCGAGACGGGAACAGCATCAGGGGCTATCACTTCCCTGATAACTGTGTCTCCGTCTTCGTAGAGTGGTACCGAAGGCGTGTTAAACACGATTGCAACGCCCTCGATTACGTTCTCACCCGATTCCTCGGATGCTCGCAATTGTAGGTTTGCGCTGAATGGTATTTCACGCTTCTGTATTTCTTTATTCTTTCCCATTGTTATCGGTAATTTCTGTTATCGGTTTCAGGTTGGCGGAGATCATCATTACATCTCCACCCTCTATCGGTTGCATACCCATAGCGGTACGCGCTTCGTTCGGTGTTAATGTTCCGGTCTGTATCCGCTTTTCGATATATGCCATTCGGCTCTCAAGGTCGGTAGCATAAAGCTCTTCGCGGTCAAATCGTATTCGCTCGCTGCTGCCGATCGGGAGCAGCTTACGTGCAATCTCAAGTTCTATCTGTCGCAGAATAGGCGCAAGTGTATTGCTCAGGAATGCTACATTAGCCATCTCCGCGCTCTTATAGTTCGTCGCTGTGTCGCCGAATACGAAAGATGGGTGAACCCCAAAGAATCGGCATATCTCAAGCACTGTGAACTTGCGAGACTCCAAGAACTGCATATCGGCTGCCGTCATGGTGAATGGCGTGTAACTTGCCTTACCTCCGACTGCGAGTATGCGGTCTCCTCGGCGTATAGAGTCGCTCATGCGGTCTGCAAGTGACTGCAACGCATCCAGCTGATATTCGCCATATCCGGGAACTCCGGACTCGTTACTTATCATGCCCATGGTAGCGCCACCATTGCCGAAGGTGTTGAGCGTGTTATTTTCCGCTGTTGCAGATATTGACATCGAGCGCGCTGCATAGCCCAGAACCGACAAGCAATTCACCCCGTCAAGTGTCTGTCCCTTTACACGGATAATCTCATCCTCCATATATTCCCCCTCTAAGCCTTGCTCGGGGTCGTTAATCTGATAGAGACCGATTCCGCTAACGGGGCCACCCGTACCGGGGCGAGCTAAGACAAGGCGTTTAAGCCCTCCCATGGTGTCAAACTGCGGAACTATCAGCGCATCTCCATATAGTAGGCGCGACTGCACAGCCATTTTCCAGAAGTCAAAGGCGGATGTCCACTCATTCGGCTGCACCGATAGAAAATGAGTCAAAGTATCGTTAACAGACATGAAAGCATCACCCTGCTTGCGCTCATGGATAAGAGGCAGCATGGCAACACTATCACTGATGATATTTACACAGCGATATACAGCTGCTATAGACATAGCGGTTTCGGGACCACGCACCTCTACGGTGCCTGATCCTGCCGGCGTCCACACTCCCGCTGCTTTCAGATCCGGGGTGCGACTGCGTTTAAATATGTTTCTGAATTTCTTCATCGCGATTGAGGTGTTCCTCTATAAATCGCGTGTCGAAAAATCCGTTTTGGCGTCATTTGTCACCAAAATTTGACATATTTTAACATAAAGGCATATTCTAACCCCAAAAATTAAGAAAATGCAACCGTTTCACAACGGCTGCATCTCTGTGGTCAAAACTCCAGTTTTAAGAATCCAATTTCAAAACAATAGCTCAAACTAAAACTTAAACATAAACATAACCAAAAATTAAGATCATGAACAAGTACCAAATATGAAGAATTTTTACAAGATCTTTCATCATGTCGGGTTAGATTGTATGGCATCTGCGAATAGCTTATGTGCCATTAGCATTGTAATTACGCCATCTATTTTCCCATTATGGAATTTTTTCTGTGGCTTACGGTTCCGCATTGAGTCCTCATCGAGGTACGCATTGGAAAAACAGTAGGCGTTTATAGGGTTATCATCTATTATTATCCTTCCGGTGCGGATGCCGACTTCAAAGCTCTCGACAGGAGAGGTAAAGTCAAGATACCGCTGTGGTATGCCGTGAATAACGGGCGTTGCTCCGGCAGTGGCAAGCATATTTATAATCTCGCGAGACTTCGCAGGGTCGTAGCCTATGGCGATTGTCCTTGTAGGCCCATTGAGAGATAGGATCCGATTCATTATGTATCGGTAGTCTATCACCTCTCCCGGAGTAAGTTCTAAGTGCCCTTGCTCCGCCCAGCGTTTATAGAGCCTTCTGTTAGGGTGATCCGTGAGTGATACTTCCGGCATGAAATACCAAGTCTTATAGAAGAACTTCCTAACTGAGGTATCATACACACCCATCGACACCGCCGAGAAGTCATCTCTAACAGATAGATCTATCGCAATTGTAGAATCATAGCGTTTCTTGAACTGGTCTATCTCTACATGCTGAGTCGCTTTCTGTATGCACTCCGAGTCTAACCAAGCGCGAGTTTCATTAACGCAGAAGATGTTGAGCAGCTTCGTTCGGAACGTTAGCATATTCTCGGGTGAAAGCTTCGCATCTTCATAGGCTTGCCGATAGAAATCCTCCTGAACGGTCACCCCGATATGTGGCTGCACCTTGCGCCAGGTGGCAGGGTCATCTTCCGCATCGTCGACATCCGGCTGAAAAACGGATGCAAACATTGTGTCGCTCTCCATTTCACCACGTAGCACCGACTTGGCACTCTCTATTTCATGAGCAAAGGGACCGTCTACAACCTCCGAAGCGGTGGTGATGATCACCGTTAGCGGTTCACGCCTTGCTCCCATGGATGATGTGAGCACGTTCTTGAGGTCGGATCCGTTCGCGCCGGCTGTGTTTCGTGCTTGCGCATACTCATCCATGATCACAAGAGAAGCATTCAGGCCATCCCGCGTTCTCGCGTTTGCTGCAAGACATTCCGCTTTGCTGTCTCGCGTTCCGTCGGTGAAACAGACCAGCTCACGGTTAACCTTGATGTGCTTCCCTCCGCGGTCTATGTCGTAGACTATATTGCGTATTTCATCGAAGCATATTTTCGCTTGTTGGTAGCTGTTAGCCCCGACAAATGCCTGCGAGTTGTTATCTCCGAAGAATAGATCATACACGGCTAATGATGCTGCGCTGGTTGTCTTAGAGAACTTTCTGGGTACAAAGATATATGCTGTGCGCGTAAGTCGCAACCCTTTTTCGTTGTCGAACCCGAAAATAGATGCAAACTGGAAGCACTGCACAGGCGTTAACTTATAGCGCGTTCTGCCATTCGTGCCGTTAAAACGCAATATCTCGTAGAACTTGAAGAACCTACGAACGCGCTTCCGATTCCACTTGTAGCGCTCAGTTAGCTTGACAAATCGGATCACTCCCAATATCTCATAGAGGTTATGTTCCGTCGGATGGGCGACCACCTTTGCGATATATTCCCAAATTCGGGGGTCTGTATCGTCGAGCATCGGGCGTGTTTTTGACTCCCACTCCTCCAGGAGGTGAGGCGCTTCATGAGAGACATCCCTCTTTAACTTCCTATCTCTAACTTTCTCTTCGTCAGTCATCGTCAAGGGAGCTAAAGAATGTGCTTAAACTATCCTCCTCTTTCGGTTTCGCCTTGCTGTCAAAGTTTAATCCAAGAGCTTTGAGGATATTCGTGTAAGTGTCCGTTTGCCGGCGGATCATCTCATGAATAGGGTTGGAGACAAGCCGAGGGTTCCCTTCACGGCTGACCTCCGTCAGAATAGGCTCGTATGAGTCAATCTTAGAGAATACAATCTGCAACGATGCGTAGAGCTTTGCAGCCGCGTTTATCTGTGGCTCCGCTGCCGGCGTATAGAGTCCGCTCTGCTCCATGCTGTCGCGCAGGTAGGCTGCATGCTGCTGCACTATGACAGCTGCACTTTCACCCATATAACGTTGAGGCTCTAACGAAAGATCATCTTCTGTCACTTCTGCTCGCGGTTCCGGACGCATATCCGTCTCCGGGCGCTCCTCTTGTCGCTTCGATTTATGGCTGCTGATAATGATGTCACACTGCGTTGCAAAATCCGGATCACTCTTGCGCCATTTGTAATAACACCAGCGAGAAAGCCCTAATTCATCACACGTATGCTGCACGTTGCCGAGGTGTTTCCCCAGCAACTTCATGAATTCTATTTTTCTCTCTTCTGTTTTCAAAAGTTGACAGTTGACAGTTGACAGTTGACAGTTACCCCCACGAGGTTGAAAATTGCTCACGCGTGGAAAGAAGTTGGGGGTTGGATATAACGAGGGGTGGGGTGCCTAAAAAATACACCCCCCCCCTCATCGGTATTTATCCCAGAAAGCATCCGCTTCCTTATGCAGTCGCGCCTCCTTCTCCTTCACTGAGTGACTTCGCATCTCCTTGTGTCGCTGCACATGGTGGCTGTGACATAGGGAGACCAAGTTCCCTCTATCGTATGCAAGAGCAACCATGCGATCCGGATTCCTCTCAAACTCTACCGGTACGTTATGATGCACCTCATCTGCCGGAGTGATTACACCCTCCTTGGCACAATCGGCACAGAACGGATAAGCCGAGAGCTGAGCTGCTCTCAGTGATCTCCAACGGGTAGTGTTTAATAGTTTGTGATAATCCGAGTCGTTTCTGCTCATAGTCTTTCGTTGATAGCTTTTCTACATCGTGGGTCACGATAGTCTTCAATCATATCATCTATCCAGTCTGTATGATCCACCTCCACACGCGAATGCTCTTCAC